ACTTTCGTAAGTCTGGATGGGCAGGAAACTACGAAGTGTTTGTGGCTGGCAAAGGATATGTTACCCGATACGGGGATGGTTTAAGAGACCGGGAAGATATTATTTTATCTTCCCACACAAGTCGATTTACAGTCACCAGCAGTAAGAAGTAATGGATTTATTAAAAAGTGCAGAGAGTACTGGTAAGTCGGCTTATGTGAGGAGATAAAATGTGTACAGAATATCGAATCAAAATAAAACGAACAGGAGGCTTTATGAGTAGATGTTGTGTGATCTGCGTGGGAAGAAATGCAGACAAAGCCGCAGACAGGATAGAAGCATATGCGAAGAAAGCGGACTTTGAGATTGTAGAAACAATCTTTAAGGATACAAAGTCTGTGGAAAGATTAAGGTATTATATCGAAAATGATGCCATTATCAGCATTCTGGTAAGCAGTATCTATGATATTTTAGCAGATAAGGATGTAGTGAAGGGCATTATGGAGCTTGCAGCGGAGCATGGTATCAGTATCAATGACGAGAGCAGGGGCTATGAACCTGCTCTTATTGCATTTGAGGAGGAGAATGCCTGATAAGCGGAAGTCAAAAATGGTGGAATTTTCATCGGAAACAGTAATATTTGATGAAAAAGGAAACAGAGTGATTGCCTGCCCTACAGAACAGGAAGCTGTTGAATATGTCAGGGAGCAGGAACAGGAAGCTGACAGAGAAGGGTGTGAATATCATGAGTGTAATAAGCCGGGGCGAAAGCCCCGGTGTTACATAGCCGTCAGAATATCTGGCGGTTTTATTTGATTGGAGGGATAGGATGACAGTGGAGCAGTTGGGGAAAATGTCTTCACGGAAAATGGAGGATGTGGATATTAACACATTGGTGGAAGTAAACAGTGTGCGTTATGATGAAAGTTTGTCTACAGAAAAGAAAGTAGAAAAAATGATTGCCAGAACCGGTAATCCATATTTTCGCAGATCCGGCAATAGCAAAATAAAGATTTCCTTTTCAAACAATGGCGAAAATCTGAAAGATAACTATATTGCGATGCTGGTAAATGCATAAAATTATTATAGCTAATGCAAAAATGGGAGTGGAATTTTAAATCTGTTTGTGTTATGATACAGACAAATAAGGACATCTAAACCCGAAAGGGTATCAATTTTATATTGGTGTTTCCATTTCTCTTGATTTGGGACTTCTAACTTAGAAAATCGAAGGAGTGGTGGACATGAATAATTCCAGAAGAATTTACAGAGCAGCCATCTACGTTAGATTATCTAAGGAAGATGGTGATCTTGATGATAAGAGAAAAGCTGAAAGTAACAGTATCTCTAATCAGAAATCCCTAATACTTAATTATTTAAAAGACAAAGAAGATATTGAAGTGGTGTCAGTCCGTGAAGATGATGGCTATTCAGGGGCTTCCTTTGACCGTCCGGCATTCAAGCTAATGATGCAGGATATAAAAGATGGTGCAGTTGACTGTATCGTGGTAAAGGATCTTTCACGATTTGCAAGAGAATATATTGATGCGGGCAGGTACATTGAGCGGATGCTCCCGGCACTTGGAGTACGGTTTATAGCCATCAATGACGGTTATGACAGTGCAGATACACAGGCACAGGGAAATGAGATTATTATTCCGTTCAAGAATCTTATCAATGATGCTTATTGCAGGGATATTTCCATTAAAATCCGAAGCCACCTTGAGACAAAGAGGCAGAACGGAGAATTTGTAGGAAATTACTGTGTGTATGGTTATAAGAAGTCAGAGGCAGACCATAATGTGATTGTCCCGGACGAGTATGCAGGTCATGTTGTGCAGGACATTTTCCGCTGGATCAAGAATGGAATGAGCCTTGATGCCATAAGTGATAAGCTGAATAATCTTGGAATCCTATCCCCTATGGCTTATAAGCTCAGCAGGGGTGAGAATTATAAGACAGCATTTCAGAAGAAAGATGAACTGCTGTGGACTCCTGTTGCCGTAAGGCGTATTGCAGCGAATATTATTTATACGGGAACGCTTGTGCAGGGAAAAATAACAACACCAAACCATAAGGTGAAAACGAAGATATTAAAGCCGCAGGAGAAATGGGCAGTCTGCCACAATAATCACGAGGCACTGGTATCTTTAAGGACTTTCCAGATTGTGCAGCGTCTGTTGTCAGTGGATATGAGAATGGCACCGGGAAAAGATTCTATCTATCTTTTATCCGGAATAGCGGTATGTGTCGACTGTGGAGCACTTATGACACGGAAGGTGTCTACGGTAAATGGGAAAAAGTATGTTTACTATATGTGTTCCAATAACAAGAAGAATAAGAAATGCAGCTCACACAGGATAAAAGAGGCAGTCTTGGAAAACCGTGTATTTGACACTCTGAGGGATATGACGGCAACGCTTCTGGATGCTGATGAGGTCATACAGGAAGCTGGCAGCGGTGCCAATTTCAGAATAGACCAGAAAAAGACAAAAGAGAGGATCAGTGCAAAAGAGAAGGAGATAACCAAATATAATCAGATGCTTGTTTCGCTTTATGAGGATTACAGAGATGGAATCGTTGATAAATCAGACTTTGCGATCATTAAGGAGAGTTTTGAGGTAAAAAGAGCAGAAGCGGAAAAGGCAATCGACAGGCTGCAGAAGGAAGCAGAAAACATTGCTGCCGGGATTGAAAGAGATACCGAGTGGCTGGAAGAAAACAGGAAATGGAAAGCAATGCCTTCTCTTACCCGTAATGTGGTAGTAAGCCTTATAGAATCTGTAAAGGTGTATGAGGGTGGTGATATAGAAATCGTACTCGACTGTGATGATGAAAACAGGAAAATTATTGCAAGAGCCGGGGAACTGGAAAAACAGCAGGATACGGAAAGGCTGGTGGTATAAATGGCAAGAAAGTCAAGAACACAGCCAAAACAGTCAATGGATACACAAAAAGTATTATCAAAAGTGTATAAGACTGCCGTATATGTGAGATTATCGGCGGAAAAAGATGAAACCAGAGACAGGAAAACCCTGATCAATCAGAGAAATTTCATTAAGAACTTTGTGGATCAGCAGATAGATATGGAAATTTATGACATCTATATGGATGATGAAATTTCCGGTACAACATTCGACAGACCGGAGTTTGAGCGTATGATGTCAGACATGAGGGCAGGAAGGATTAACTGCATTGTTGTAAAGGATTTGTCCCGTCTGGGCAGAGATTATGTTGAAACGGGTAATCTGGTAGAGAGGGTATTTCCAATGATGGGTGCCCGCTTTGTGGCGATTACAGATAACTATGATTCTTCCAAGAAAGATGCAGACCTTATGGTTGCTGTCACGAATATTGCCAATGATTTATATGCAAAAGATATTTCAAAGAAAATATATTCCTGTAAGCACGAAGCAATGGAAAAGGGTATCCCGGCAGGCAATGTGGCATATGGTTATAAGGTAGTCCTTGATGAAAATAAAGTCAGGGTGGTGGTTGAGGATAAGGAAGCAGCAGATGTTGTAAGGTGGATTTTTAATGAAGCAGAAAAAGGCATTCTGCAATCCGTGATAGCGGAAAAACTGAATGCAGAGCATATACTTACGCCATCCCAGTACAGAGTAAGAAATAACAAGGAGAAACTGGAAAAGCTGTCCGGGGTTAAGTGGACGGTTGATACATTGTCACAGATTTTAAAGAATGAAGTCTACATTGGAAAATATGTGACAGGTAAAGACAGGGTATGCCTGTACAGACACGAAAAGAGGCATATGACCAGTAAAGACGAGTGGAATGTTTTTGAGAACCATCATACTCCGCTTGTTACAAAGGAACAGTTCTATGCGGTGCAGAAGAACAAAAGAAAGGCACTAAAGCCAGCAAAAAAGCAGACGGTGAATATGCTCAAAGGAAAAATTACCTGCGGATGCTGTGGAAACAGTATCCATATCCATCCTGAGAAACATGCAAAGGTTTATATGTGTACGCATAGAAAAAGATATGGAAGGGATAGGGAAATTGCATATAATAGATATCTGATTTTTGATGATAAGAATCATTTGATTTGGGTATTTTGGCATGAAGGAGTAAAAAATGTTGAAAAAAAATAGAGTTATTGCAAATAGTTTTTTATATTTGTTTATTTGTATTTTTTTTATGGGATGCAAAGGTATTAACAATGATAGTACAGAGGAATATGTGGATTCTTATAGTAAAACAGCTTTGCAACAGGCAGATATCATTATGGATGGCATTCAGTCAGGAAATTGCGAAGAAATAGCAGATATTTTTTGTCCATATATTAAGAAAAATCATCCAGAGCTGCAAACAGATATAAAAACATGGATGAAATATATTGATGGTAATATTATATCTTATGATCCGCCAACAACAGAAAGAGGAGCTTTAAATACCGGTGAATGGGAAGTGGAAATGCTGGTTACGGAAGCGGATATTGATAATGTGAAGACGGATACTGGTAAAACTTACTGCATAGGTATGGGATCATATTCTGTATTTAAAAATCATTCGGATTGTGTAGGGGTGACGGATTTATTAATTCGGGATTTGGATGCAGAAAAAGAGAACAAAGATCATGCACAGGTCAGAGTGGAATATGATGATATATGGGAGATAGAATATGGAGAATGAAATAATTTTCTCGGTGAACAAAAGAAACAGGTTCTATAAAGATGTTTATTGGGAGTGGTAGACGAAAGAACAGCAGGAGAAAAAGTTATGGCGTTTGTGACGATGATTTTTGCATATATGGTAATAGCGGGAATAATTGCATTGGTGATTGCAGGGACAATCAGCACAATTGGGCTTATTGTTTTGATTGTATCGTTGATTCGGCGGCACAGGGCTAAAGTCCGGGGAGAAAAGCCGAAAAAATTTGGTTTAATTGCAGGGTGGATTTTGTTTTTGGTGCCGATTGTGGTGATTGCTGGTTTTATCATATATTGGTTTATTTAATACAAAGGCAAGGTTGTGAAAAAGATGAAAATAGATAATATTATAATCCAAATAATCGGAAATTGGATCGATCAAATGCAGAAAAAAAATTGGCTTTTAGAGGAGGACAGAGAATATTATCAGTATGCCATGGAAGTACGATTAGAAGAAATTTTGACCATTGCAACAGTATTTTTTGTTATTATTTGTATGCGACAATTTGTGAATGGACTGACTTTTCTTGTTTCATTTTTGACTTTGCGAAAAAGAACTGGTGGTTTTCATATGAAGACATTTGAAGCGTGTTATATGGCAACAGTAGGAACATTTGTTGCTGTTATTTTTGTGGCAAAATATGTGCATACATATTCAAAGATTGGGTTTATTTGTACTTGTATAGCGAGTGTATATGTAGTAGTTATAGGTACAGTAAATAATCCTGATATAGATATGAATAATAGTGAATTATCTGTAAGCAAAAAATGTGCCCGAATAGTGCTGACAGTGGAGTTACTAATTGTGATTGTTGGAATGAGGATTAAAAAATGTAAAGAAATAGTTATAATGATATCACTTGCAATTATACTGTGTTCAATACTTATGAAATTTGCGCAATTGAAATATCAGGAAAAGATGTCCTGAGAAAGAGGAACCTTGTCAGACCAGCCGAAAAAAGATATAATGTGTACAAGTGTTCCCCATGGAACCAGATCACGAAAGGCGAGAAAAAAATCATGGCATTTGTACATCTGCATACACATACGGAATATTCATTACTCGATGGTTCCAACAAAATAAAAGAATATGTAAGCCGTGTGAAAGAACTGGGGATGAACAGTGCCGCGATCACTGACCATGGCAATATGTATGGTGTGGTGGAATTTTACAAGACGGCAAAGGCAGCAGATATTAATCCGGTGATTGGCTGTGAGATCTATGTGGCGCCGAATTCCCGGTTTGATCGCGAGACCAGCCATGGCGAGGACCGGTATTACCATCTGATCCTGCTTGCGGAAAACAATACAGGCTATGCGAACCTTATGAAGATCGTCTCCATCGGGTTTACGGAAGGGTATTATTACCGGCCGCGTGTGGATTTTGAGACATTGCAGAAATACCATGAGGGATTGATCTGCCTGTCGGCGTGTCTGGCGGGAGAAGTGCCGCGCTATATTGTGCGTGGATTTTATGAAGAGGCAAAAGGCATTGCAAAAAAATACCAGGCCTGTTTTGGAAAAGACAACTATTTCCTGGAATTACAGGATCATGGCATCCCGGATCAGAAGACGGTCAACCAGGGGCTTCTTCGGATCAGTCAGGAACTGGACATTCCCCTTGTCTGCACGAACGATATCCACTATACCTATGAAACGGATGTGGAGGCACACGATGTCCTTCTCTGTATCCAGACCGGTAAAAAGATTACGGATGAAGACCGTATGCGTTACGAGGGCGGACAGTTTTTCGTAAAAAGCGAGGAGCAGATGCGGAGTCTGTTTCCGTATGCAAAAGAAGCCGCAGACAACACGCAGAAAATCGCAGACCGCTGCCATGTCACACTCGAATTTGGCAATTACCAGATTCCAAAATATGCACCGCCGGAAGGCTATGACAGTGCGTGGACATTTCTGGATGCGCTGTGTGAGAAGGGATTTAAGGAAAAATATACGGACAATCCGGCGTACGATGAGACGCAGTGTGCAAAGATCCATGACGATATGGAATACGAGCTTGGCATTATCCAGAAGATGGGATTTGTCGAGTATATCTTAATCGTGTGGGATTACATCAACTGGGCGAAAACACATGACTGCTGGGTCGGACCGGGGCGTGGTTCCGGCGCGGGCAGCCGCGTGTGCTATTGTACCGGCATTACAAACATTGATCCGGTCAAATATAACCTCCTTTTTGAGCGTTTTTTAAATCCGGAGCGTGTGTCCATGCCGGATATTGATGTGGATTTTGAGTATGCGGAGCGTTCCCGCGTGATCGAGTACGTCACAGAAAAATATGGAAAGGATTCTGTGACACAGATTACGACCTTTGGTACGATGGCAGCCCGCGGTGTCATCAAGGCAGTTGGAAAAGCACTCGATTTTCCGTATGCGGAGATGGACCGTGTGGCAAAAATGGTGCCGATGGAACTGAACATTACGATTGACCGTGCCCTGCAGGTCAACCCGGAATTCCGCAGCCTCTATGATGGGGATGCACGTATGCACGAACTGATTGACATGGCAAAGCGTCTCGAAGGGCTGCCGAACCACACATCCGTACATGCGGCAGGGGTTGTGATCTATCCGGGAGAGGCGAGCAATTATGTGCCGCTGGGGCGTGCCAGTGACGGAACACCGACGGCAGAGTACAATATGGTACAGCTTGAGGAACTTGGTCTTTTAAAGATGGATTTCTTAGGACTCCGCACGCTTACCGTATTAAAAGATGCCGTCAAAAATGTAAAGGCATCCCAAGGCATCGACATTGACATCGATCATATCGATTTGAATGATAAAAAGGTACTTGATTTTATCGGAACCGGGCGCACCGAGGGTGTGTTCCAGCTGGAATCTGCGGGCATGCAGAACTTCATGAAAGAGTTAAAACCACAGAATTTCGAGGATATCGTTGCCGGAATTTCCCTGTACCGTCCGGGACCTATGGATTTTATTCCAAACTACATCAGGGGAAAGAATAATGCAGACACCGTTACTTACGTGACGCCGGAATTGCAGCCGATCCTTGAGCCAACGTATGGATGTATCGTTTATCAGGAGCAGGTGATGCAGATCGTACAGCAGCTTGC